AGCTGATGCTTTACTGCAGTATCGTCAAACACCGGCATATTATCTGCTCTGGTAGCTGTAACGCTCGGCCACACATCGTTAATTTTTTCTTTAATAACGCTCAGAAACTGCAACGGTACCACAAAATAAAATTCAATTTTCTGTTTTTCGATGTAGATAAAATAAGATATCTTAGAGCTTAGCGCCACGGAGTAATTAGAAATTAGTATAAATTCCTTACCTAAGAAATTTGTAAATTTCTCGTCTGTTCGCTTAATGTTCTGAGCTATGTTTTTATATATGGAATTGATTGATTTTGCTAGTTTGTGGGTGTTATTATTTTTTACCGAGTTATTAGGGGTTAATTTTAAATAAATATATTCCGGCCTAACAACACTAATCTTTATTGCTGCCACCCCCTAACTCAAAATAGTTCTAATTATCGTATAACCAACAACCAGGATCCCAGTGCAGCGCATCCCCTTAGACCAGCCGGCAACATACAACAGCACTGAAATAGTCCCACCGACCAAGGCTAGATTAAAACTAGTCGCTATTAACCAGTGTTGGAACCAAACCCAAGCTGAACTGAGCATAGATTTGAAAGCTTCGATAATAGCCTCTTTAAGAGCTTCCTTCAAGAGTTAAACACCCCCTCAACCTGATCCAATACCCAGGGTAATCCAAGTAGCACAGCAAAACACATTAAATATGACCAAAAATGCTGTTTAGCTGCCGCAAAATCACCATTTAGGATAGATTGGATTGTGTCTATGCTACCTTTGACAACGATAACCCATTTGCCGATAGCACATAATTTTGCATGTATCTTGTGACCACTGGCATTGATATCAGCAAAGGCCGTACCTGGATCAAGTAATATGGATGCTGCTACCGCATAGCCAACAGCAACATAGATTTTTTTATTCCTCTCCAGGTGTTTAATAAGCCGACCAGTCTTACTTAGTCTAAAAACTATTACCATAAAATAAATTCCTCCCTCCGATATAAAACAGGAATCTTTTTGACTTCCCGCGCATAAAGTGTTGTAACGCAACACAGTAGGCCAGCTATAACCTCCAGACCAGCTTATCCGGCTGGTTTTTTTGCTGTTCTGGAGCCGGTTTTTCCGGTTGTATTACACTGCATGACAGTATATTTTTCTCGGGCTCGGGCATTGTATTGCTTTGTATTACATTGTCTTTCGAGCTGGATAGGGAGTCGTTGCGGATGAGCCACCGAACAAATTTACTCATATCCATGTCGTATTGCAAAGACAGTTCTTTGATTCTTCTCTGACAATGCTCAATTAAGTTATCTGGAAGTCTGATAGTAACTATTTTGGTCTGTATGACGTTACACCCCCTTTGTAATACACGATGGTTAAAAAAATAATGCAGCTTTACTGCGCCCAACTTTCTGCCAGTCGAACGTTTTTGTTCTATACGCCTAACATATGACATGCAACTTGTCCAATATTCGCATAAAAATAAAAAAGCCGAAGGAAATTATTCCCCGGCAATGTAAAATAACTCGTCTAATGTGCAATGCGTGGCCCTGGCCATTAACATAGCTGTGGTTATTGTTGTGTCATAGTGTCCGTTGAGTAATTGGTTTAGGTATGAGCGACTAACACCGGTTTCTTTTGCCACCTGCTCTTGTGTTTTTCCTGATAGCTTAACAGCTTCCTTAATACGGTTCTTGACTACAATATTGCTCTTTGTAATCGGTCTGTGGTTTCTGGTTCTTCTAAGTGGCTTTAACCAGTCATCAATAATTTGATGTAAAAACAGCTCTTCCGTTAACTCAGGATTTAAGGCTTTTGCTTTTTTATGTATGGCCGTTAATACCTCTATAATGTCTGGCGGCAAATTCAATTTATTCAGCACAACAACACCCCCATGTTAGGTATATGCAACAAGCTTTTAGTAAATACTATGGCCGGAGGTGTTTATTATGCTTTCATTGTTAGATACGCACAAACTTAAAGGCAAGGTTTACGATCGGGATGAATACGACATCAACCGGGCCGCCAAGGACATAGCTGATAAGACTAAAAAAGCCGCTGAAAACACCAAGAAGCAGTAAGGCCACAACTGCCCTACTGCTTTTTTGCGTTACTCTTAACTTCGTTAATGCGTTACTCAAAAGCTATTCGGTAACTCTGTGGAATATTCCACGTGAAATAATTTTGGGCAAAATAAAAAACCCTCCAACAAGAGGGCTAATCATACGGCCTATACTTCTTCTTCAGTTCCGCTGCTTCCTTTTTCCTTGCTTCAACCTCAGAACGCAAAAACAATTTAACAGCTTTAAACTCCTTGATCGGTTTTAGTTTGCCGTTCTGAGCCAATGTATTGAGCGCCTGCCGGGTAATCCCCAGAAGCTCTAAGGCTTCCGAGGTAATCAAAACTTCTCTAGCAAGGAACTGGCGTAATTCTTCATCTGTCTTAAAAGGGTTCATTATGATTGCCTCCTACTTACAAAATACTTAATAACCAATACGATCCCCAGCACAACCAATAGGCCGTCCCAAATACTCTGTAGAACGCCTCCGAAAGGCCACTGGCGGAACGGCAAGTAACAAAGAATTGACAATGCTAATAAGTAGTCTGAATTTAACTTCCTAAACCATTTCATTTTAAGCAGGGAGTGTGTTATAATTTTTTTTGGGAGGGGTGGTTTCCCACCCCAGTGGCTCACTTCCGCTTGCGCTTACCAGGCTTTTTGCGGTTGTGGGCTTTTCCTTTTTCCCGCTCAGCTCGTCTCTTCTCAATTTTCTCCATTAGTACGACTGTTTTTTCGATTATTGTTAGTGTTGTTGCTAAGATTCCTAGTAGGATTAGTAGCATCCTTAGCTTTATCTCGTCTAACACTCCCCGTTCACCCCCTTTCTGTATTTATTATACCATACCCATTTACTATAGTCAACAGATATTTAACTAATATTTAACTAATATTCATTAAGAAATAATAAAAAAGCCAGTATTTTACCTGGCTTTTTCTGTGGCGTGCCGATTCCTAAAATATTCCCGGCACCTGCTGCAGTATGTGATTTTGTCTTTCGTGTGGTGAGTGGATACGGGGTAATCCATCTCGCCACCGCATTGGGGACACAAGCCGGCAAGTGCCCTATCAAGCCTGAGTTTCCTTTGGCGCATCCGGTACCTGCATTGGGTGCAGCAGTACAGGTGTCTTTTACTTCTGGGTGCAAAGCTTTTGCCGCAGGAAGGGCAATTCCTCACTCAGCTTCACCCCTCTGTCCGTAAACTCTTTCCATCCCTGCTAGTGTGACCAACCATGTGCCGCCTGATTTGCGTGCTTCGTGTGGGAGAAATCTACCACCGTTTAGACAGGCAACCTTCACTGTGCTTGAACCGAGCCCCCAAAGCTCTGCGGCTTCGGAGGCAGTGACTACTTTCCCAGCGCGTATTCCTCTTGTGCGGACTTATATTTAAGGCGCTTTTCTTCTGCTAGTTTGCGCTGCCCCTCATCCCAGGTTAAAGTATTTTCGCTAAGAGGTTCTTTTGCTGATTCGGCCAACTCGGCTAACTCAGTATTGTATTCCTTTTCCAGTACAAGCATTGCTTCAAAAGAAATCTCTTCTGTAAGACCTGCAAATGCGCTAAAATCTTCTCTCACTGAGGCTTCGCCACAATCTAGACTACCTTTAAATCCATCCTCTAGCATTTCCTCGCTCACCTTGCGCCAATTTTTATACTGCTCTATTAAGTTTTTCATTCAATCGCCCTCCTGGCTGTTTTTTCTTGACGTTTTCGTCATCTCTTGTACTTATTATATCATGACGAATTCGTTATGTCAACGCATTTTAAAAGGTTTACAAAATTAAATAACCTAGCAAATACGTGGCTTGAGTGGTTTTAATGTAAAAAGTCTTTTAAAAAATAAAATATTTCTGATATAGTTAAGGAAAAGGGAGGCTGATAACGTTGGCCAAAAGATACACACCAGAATGGTCAGAAAAGATAGTAGCAACCAGGCGCAAGAATAACAGCTATGGACATACGGAAGAGAGTAAGGACAAAATAAGACTTGCCAAGTTAGGAAAGAAGAGAGATAAACCTTCTCCGATTGCGGGTAGAAAATATTCTATATTACATAAGGAACGCATAGCAGAAGGTCATAAGGGATTAGTGTTGTCGGAAGAGACTAGGGTAAAAATAGCCCATAGACCAAACCCAGTGAAAGGATCGGAGCATCCACACGCTGCACTAAGCGAGCAGCAAGTAAGAGAGATATTTGGTCTTTATGCTAGGGGAGAAGCAACCCAAAAGGATTTAGCTGGTAAGTATAAGGTTAGCCGTGGCGCAATCACAGGAATAGTTCACGGCTATACGTGGAACCATGTTACTGGCTTGCCTATCCGGGGTAGGAAATATAAGACCTAGTCTGGACAAAATAAAAAAGCCCCACCACAAGGGCAGGGCATGAAGGTAATTCGCGTATGTTATTTTTACAGGCTTAGCCTGGGTTATTCGACTACAACAGTCCTGGTTGCCGCATCCCATGTAACCTTGTGTCCCAAAGCCTCCAGGACTGCCCGTAGTGGAATCCAAGTCTGTCCATCAATCAGTTTGCCGGAAAACACCTGACCACCGGCAATAATACTGTTAGCATCCGGCGACTGAACAGGCGTTGCAATCCCCAAGAAATCACATATCCCATGAGCTATAGCCAGGGCAGCCCGGTTTTGAAAATCTTCCGACTGCAGCAATTTTTCCTCCACTAAATTGCTAATAAAAGCCAGCTCCACCAGGGCAGCAGGCATTTTGCTTTGCCGCAAAACAGCAAAATTTGATTGTTTTGTTCCCCGGTCAGTTAGGCCCAATGCAGGAACTAAGCGATCTTGTAGGCATTGAGCAAGCACGGCACCTTTTATGCTACCTGGATAACAGTGTGTTTCGGTGCCGTGGGCTGCCGGGCCTATCGCAGCGTTAACATGTATTGATACGAACACGTCTGACAAAGAGGAATTTGCTAACTCTGCCCGTTTCGTGAGGTCTACCGACAAGTTTTCACTCAGGCGAATATCGGCATACCTGGTAAGTGTAACAGACATAACCGGCTGTAAAATAGCCGCTACTTTTTTAGCTACTGCCAGCGTAATCACTTTCTCCTGCACTCCAGTCGGGCCAACTGCGCCAGGGTCTTTACCGCCATGTCCAGGATCTATGGTTAGTTTAAACATTTTTCTTTTCCTCCTTGCCGCCTGACTTACCTTTCAAAATCTCAACCGCCTGCTTAATTAAATCAGGCACTGGCAGCCCAATGCGGCCGGAATTTTCAACAATACTCAAAAGCTCATTTGCCAAATAAAAAAATATCGTCGCATCTCGAAAAACATGTCCATCTGCAATAGCCGTATCGACAAGGTGGGCCACTGCTACCATGCCGAAAATGAATACTTTTCTGGCTATGCCTTTCAGCCCCACGGAGCTGGATAGCTGTCCTTCGATACCTGCAGCTACCATACCCGACAGGTAATCCATGACCACGAAAGCCAGTAATACCCCCAGCAGCGTTGACCAACCACCGAAGAGATACGATACTGCCGTACCTCCGATCGCTACTACCGTCTTAAAAGAATTCTCCATCTCGCACCCCCTACTTAAATTAAAACAACCTCCAAGTGGAGGTATACTTTTACTTCACATAAACAATAAATACAGTCTCACATACACAGCATACCCAATGGTTTTCCTCGTCTGCAGGGACACATCTTTTCTTGCCGCATTCAGGACAATATTTTTCAGCTACTTTTACATTTTCCCCGCGGAGTTTTCTTTCCTCTCGCAGTCTTCTTTCACGATCTCCCATAATTCCGTGCTCACAGCAGGCATAAGTAGCGTCTCCTAGAAGTATGCGCTCTCTGTCGGTCATTTTTGTTCACATCCTTTTCTATTTTCAATAAAATAACCGCTCGATGGCGGTATACTTTCGAGCCTTGATTTTATTGAGGTATACATAGGTATACTTGTATACTTTTTGTATACCTATTGATATTTCACGTGGAATAATCTACGCCGGGCATAAAAATAACGCCCACCCGGCGTTTTACTTACTGCACATTATTAGTCTGTTATATATCAACTACACCTACGAACTCCGGCAGAGATTTTAAATACTCATAAGCCTGTTTAATGAAATTAGGCGCATTTTCTGCGACTGATGGTACGAAATTAAAATATTCTTTTTCAATAAAATTATTATTATCAGAATAAGATTTATCTTTAAATACAGCCAATTCAATAACTGCGTTTTCCTTACCGCCACCTACGCTTAGTATCTTAATATAGGCATTATCGCAAACTAACCCATTAGTAAAAACTATATTTTTTTGTAAAGCCATAATTACGCCCCCTTATGCTTGTGTTCCTACTATCGTTCCATCGATATCAGACGTTGGAACACCGTTTTTTATTCTCAGCAAACCGCCCGAGTCAACCCATAGGTGATAATCACCCAATTTTAAAGGTTGACGGTCATACTGACTTGTCCCTACAATAACACCGCCCCATGAATTTACTCCAAACAATTCCGTTCCGTCTACGGAGTAAACCCCCTTCACTAGGCGAGATACCGTATCCCTTTTTCTAACTTTCAACCCTAGGACGTTGGAGTACGTCCCGTTTCCAATGTCTCCAATGACATGAACAAATTTGTCTATGTCGTTGTTTGAATGGATTACATTCCTAATGTATTTAGCAGTTGCTGTTAGCGATGCCCTGTCGTTATTTCTAACCAACCCTTGACTTGGGTTGTAGTAAATAGTTCCGGCTCCCAAGTCGCTAACTCCTGCTGTTTCATACGACTCAAATATAATATTCCCCCTGCAGTTTGCGCCAATCACATAGGGGGTGGACGCATAACCCTCCGTGCGACACCACTCGAAAACATTATAGTCACAGCCCAGACCACCATCAATCAATACCGCCTGGGTTTTGGTTGCAGCCCCCTGCTCCATGGATATACCAATCCATTTATTGTTGTTGGTAGGACTGGACGCTAACCATACATCTGTATCTGTGTTTTCCCCGCCATGATACCTACCACCAATAAATAAATTTTCATTGACATATCCAGGACTAACAGGATTGACTTTGACATTGTATTTATTGTTGATGCTGTCGCAATTAAAAAATTGTGAATATGCTACCATTTGCGATGTATCTGGATCAAATAAATATCCGTACTTATTGTTCCTTGCTAAACAATCTTCCATCGTAAAATTGGTTGTATTACATACCCTGAAACCTACATTTTCTGTAGTTCCATCAAAAAGGGTTCTTTCAATAGACAACCCTTTTACTGATCCAGATATCATACTATCATCGCCAATTTGATAGGCTATCAAGATACTTGGATCTGGGACAAGGGTCACGCCGTAAGCTAAAACATGTACTTTGGATTTGTGGTTGATTGTATCACTTATCCTATATATTCCTGGAGGTATAAAAACAATACCTCCACCTTTTGAATATACATCGTCTACAGAATTTTGAATTGCAGTTATATCATCAGTTATACCATCACCCTTAGCACCATAGGTGGTTTTGACGTTTATTATTTCCGTTACAGTTTCGGCTAAATGTGCAGTATGGGCATTATCAATCTTTTCCCAGTTTTCGTTTAAGTGTATTTCGTGATCAAAATACTCATCATCACCAGCTTTTTTAAGTGCTAGGGTTTCTGTAGTTGCCATATCTTACCCCCTACGTCAAACTACCGCTTAGTTGCCTAAAAGTTCTATTTTTTAGGATTCTAAAAGTTACTGCATCCGCTTTAAGTTCCTCGTTCTTAACTGGCCAATAAAAAACGCGGCCTTTCAACATCCCGAATTTTGTACTTGATTTTAGCTCCCCAAAAGTCACTTGACTGGTTTTAATTTCCCCAAAGGTAAGAGGAATATATCTTCGCTGCTGCAACATATCTGTATTGGCCGGAATAATGACTCTAACCGACCGCCTCAGCTCGGTTATGTTTGGCAAAGCCTCCCACGGATATATGCCTAACTTAAAAAGCTTAGTGACCTGACACGCCGCAAAATCCTCTATTACCAATGCGTCCAAATCGTATGTTTCGACAATGCTTTTTATGCTCGGCACTTTAACCGTCCCGTAACCGCGCAGTCTGGAAATAATTCTATTGCGTCGTTCTTCTGTTGTTAATTCTGGCTCTACGGGCAAACTAAGTTCCGACTCCCACTTATTCAGTCCCCAAGTAGCTGTTTGGACAAAAAATTGATTCAACACGTCGCTTGGAGCAGCACGTATAGTATCAATTTCAGCGCCTTTTGCTTGTAACAATGCCGCTATTATTGTAGACGATTCGTAATAACGCGGCATATATGACAGCATCAGGCGGCCTTTTTCGGAAGTTATCGTCATGTCAGCGTCACCGTCCCCAAAACAGCTACCTCCTGCACTCCTACCGGTATATTAGCCGTGCCGGAGTTAACTAACAAGTTGGAGTAGTCGGTAACGCCAGCAGTATCTAAAATAGCATTACCTACCCGGACATACCTAACATCATTGTCAGCAGTAAAAACAAGTGATTTGATATACGCTTTAATATTTTCCGTTACCGCCGCCTTAACCGTGCTTGAAACATAGCCCGCCGTAATAACAAGAGTTGCTGAAATATTTATAGCTATTGACGTTACTGGCTCAACTGTAACCCTATGGTTTATGGGTGCCTGTCCCTCTCCGGTATCCTTAGAAAAGGTTGATTTATACGTTACCTTATCAACCCAAGTGATTGTTGCTGTGTCGGCGGTCAGTCTGATTATCCTAAGCTCAATTTCGTCTATACCGTTCCAGAAGAATTCTATTGTCTTACTGCTATATGATGTTTGCAGGTCACTGGCCTTTATTGTGGTTAGTGCATCCACGCCGCCACTGGGTGTTGTTTTTACCCAGGCTCCGACAGTTGCATCATAGACTCCAATTTGCAGCAGGCTATCTGTTCCAGCGATCGAATCTACTTTCACAGAGGCTATCAATTTCCATATGCCTGCCTGCCCCAGTTCTGAGGTGTGTGTAAGTAATCCATTTCCGGATGCACTGTAGAGCATTTTTATAGCCGTCCCATCAACTGAAACGCCATAACCACCGATAGTCATTGATTCTGCTTCAATTTGAGTTATCCAGAGAGGTGCTATATACTCTTGAGCTGCTCCTATAAGTTCCTCGCCTGCTGGTTCCTTATCAGTGTCCAAAATAGCTACACTAACAGTACCAGGGCCGTATTTGACCGGCAGTACGACCACTGCACCGACACCAGGAACCTCCAATGCCCAGCGTTCGTAATCGGCTATATTGCCACCAGCAGCGGGGGATCTTACTCGCTGCAAGTACCGGGCAAGCAAGGATGTATCGCTTTCAGCATCCAGACCTCCCTCAAGTTCTGCTGCGTTGGTAACGCTTGTCACTCCCGGGATAGATACGGGTATTTGCGTTATAGTGCCTGCTGGTACATTTCCAGATATTCCAGCAACTACAGCCTCAATACTTGCCGCTACAGTGCCGGACACCCCAATAGTTGCCGCTACAGTAGTCTTAAACTGTATGCCTGTAGTTGTGGAAAAAATAGAGTCAAGAGGCACCGTCGCGCCTACCGTGCCAGCAGTAGTAATCTCACCTGTTGCTTTTACTGCTTCATTGGGAATTATGCCGTGTTCTGCAGCCCTCATTTTTAAATATTCACCACGTGTCGTTTCAGCAAAACCAAGGGTTAAAACTTTATCCAATTCGATATAGTTCAAAGCCAATTCAATAGCTGCCGGCGAAAGAGTGTCCTGCACGAAGGACCCTTCTCGCCTATCAATATCAGACGGAACAGCATCAAGCATCCTTTGTTTTATTGCCGCCTCCGTTTGCGCTTCATACACTAAAAAGTCACCTCCTGGCTATAGATAGTCCCATCAAATGTTACGACTGTAAACGTAACCTTTAACCAGTCGCCGCCACGCTCAACAACAAAGTCCCTCACATCAGAAATGCGATCATCGTAAATCAATGCTTCTCTAATTGCTCGCGGTACCTCGCTTTCTAGCACCACGCGCGGCAAATCGTAACCTACAATATCATCCAATTCACAACCATACGAAAAACTATATACCGGGAACCTAAAGCGAACAGTTCTGATTGTTTTCTCAATCCACATTTTCAGGGCATCAATGCCGGTTAAGACTCTAGGCGCCCCGTCCTGCATGATAAATTCACCGGTGACAAAATCAAAAGCCAGTTCTTTTCCGTATGTCACGGTAGAACTGACTTGCCTTTCTGGTATAACGATGTCCGGGAAAATATTAGCCATCAGCTATCACCACCCTGTCTAGAATTAAATATTGTTGTTCTCCAGGCAGGGCCATAACTGCAACGCGATCACCAGACTTTAACACGTCCTCAAACTGCACACGAATATACTCATACCTAAAAGTCGATATGGTATTATGTGGAGGATTTATCTCGTCATTTACCGTAAATCCTCCACTGCCGCTGACCAAATCAACCCCTGTCCCATCGCCAAGGATGCGTTCAGTCGCCTCTATGTGTTCCAGAGTTACGATTCGCTCATGCCTGGTTAAGTGTTCGCAAACTATTAGGTCATCGCCAGAGAGGCTTATTTCCATATTATCAACGCGGATAGCCAGGGGGGAGGATTGAATAACAGTAGCAAGTTCAATTCCGCGCGTATGCGTGTTTTGCTGTCTAATAAATTCAATTAGCTTACTAGCTGACATTATTCTTCTACCTCCCCGGCATCCTGCTCGGCAACAGTTACATCCCAGGCCAATTTCAGACTCATAGTGTGGTTGTCGTTTTGGACGGTGTGATCGTCAGTGTCAACATAGAATTTTCCTGTCAGACCGGTTAATGATTCGACAACCTCAATACTCGATCCATGCTCCACATCATCCAACCCCAAGCACTCTATGGAAGCCTCCCGGCTTATCCTGCCTAAATCCTTTAGCATGTTAGCGGCCATTGTTTGGGCCTCACCGGTCTTGATGTTGCCCTCTTTTTTTAGTTCCTGGAGTAGTCCATATTGCTGTATTAGTGCTTCGTCGCTGACGGTAGTCAATATCTGATCTTTATCTCCGACTATGATAATCCTATTTCTCATGTCGCTGATATTCTCAGAGTAGCTTGCTGAGATTAAATTTTGTCCCTCTGTGATAACCCATCTTTGTGTTTGCCAACCACGTTCCACGACATTTAATTTGCCCTGCTTCATGCGTATTTGATATTTCTTGCCATTGCGTTTTGTCGTTTCAGTTAGAGCTATAATCATCATGTCATAGATTGTTTTTTCCCGGAGGATTAGTTTACCCAGGGTAATACCAGTTTCAACTATGTCACCGGCAGTTATACCAAACTCACTACATAACCGCTTAATAATAGCTGTTGCGGTCATGCCAGTAAACTTATATGTGTACTTGGATTTTAGGAGATAGACCGCATGGTCATAAACAGTGATCCCGTAGTTACTACCCGTATCTTTTGACTTACCAAAGACAACTCCCCTAAACATTTCCCAAACACCGTTATCTAAGGTTATTGCAGAACCTTGCGGAACCTGATATTTCGGCAGATAGTAGTCTCTGCCTGATACTAGATCGAGTTCAAGCTTACGGGATGCCTCCCGGACGTTACCGCCCCACTTGATACTTTTTTCAAGTTGTGATATGTCATAAATCTCACCAGTGCGCCAGTGGTTTAAGAGTCGGTAGGTCATGGTATTATCAAATCCTTGCCAGTAACATTTAGCAGGGTATCCGGATTAGAGCCAATAGCTGCAGCATTGGCAGTATAAATTTGCTGCCACTTAGAACCATCGTCGTACACTTTCTTAGCAATCATATAAAGAGTATCGCCATATTTGACGGTGTAGGTTTTCAGTGTTGCGCTGGTGCTGGGTCTGACTGATTCGTCTATCTGCTTAACCTCGATAAAGCGGTATTCACGGAGGGTTAGGGTGTAATTAATATCCCTGGTGCCGCCGCGCTCACCATATTCAAAATTTTCGATGGAGCAGGCCATATTGACCGGTGTACCGGTGATAATTAACCGAATGGGCCGCTTTGTTTTACGCCACTTTTCAATAATCTCAACAGCATCATAAGGTTTGGGTATACTCTGATATGCACAATACGGCGCATAGTTGGCCGGGAAAAAACTTGACAGTGATATTTCTGCAAGCTTAAAGCCGCCCATTAGACTTAGTTCACCAAGTCCTAATATACCCACTACATCGTTTTTATTGCCGGTACTGACTGTAAATTCACTGGGGTTAACTGGTAATTGGAATTTTTCTTGAAAATTGTTGTATGAAAGCCAAAACTCCAACTACGCCACCCCCATGTTACCAGAAGCTTCTTTAATTTCAGCCACCATTTCAGATATAATTTCTTTTGTGGATTTATTTACGCCGTTTATATTGATATTGAATATGTTGCCGCCCTGAGATTTGCCGTTATTTCTGTACTGGTCGGCCTGTGCGCGGGTTAAAACTTGCTCTCCCTTGTGTAGTAGAGATGGATAGTTGTCGTATGGGACGTAAGACATGCCCATTGCTTTTCCGGGAGGTTTAGATCCAGACACACCAACTTTACCAGCAACCCACTTGAACCTATCGGATATCCAACCAAGTCCCTTAGCAATACCGTCAAATATGGGTTTAAGTATGCTCCACGCCGCCTGTACGGTTGATACGATGCCGGGCCACGCCGCTCTAAACCCTGCCCATACTATTTGCAATGTTGACCAAACTATGTCGAGTGAGGGCTTTATGATAGTCCAAGCCGTTTGGATGACACTAGATATTAGTGGCCAAGCAGTAGACCACATTGTCTGTAAACTACTTAATACCTGACCTGTGTATGTAATTTTCGGTGCCAGCCATTCAAAAACTGAGGCCATAGCTGATTTTACTGGCGGCATAATCGTATTTATTTTGGCTGACCATGTATCGAAATTGCTACCTATCCAGGTTATTGCTGCACCAATTCCCTGCCCCATCTTGGTGGAGATAGTTGTTATTTTTTCGCCATTCGTACCCATAAAATCAACTACTGCCTGCAGTTGTGGCTTTAGGCCATCAAGAATGCCAGTGCCTATGTTAGTAACTGCAGTTCCCATGCCACCTGTAATAGTTGACCAAAGACCCGCACTAGATTTACTTAATTTTTCCGCTCCGCCCGAAAAGAAAGGTGCCAGTTTAGTGTTAACTAGCGTAGAATACGCCTTGTCTGTTTCTACGCTAGTTAAATCATCATTCTTGCCCTTACCAACGTAACCTTTGAATTCATCGGCGGAGATTTTAAATCCAAATTCTTTTAGTCGCTCAAACTCTCCAACTTTAGCATCTGCCAAGGCTTCCATTGCATCGCCAAATGTTTTTGTCGGATTTAATGCCGCCATATCCCCAGTTAAAGAGACTAATTCCTTTGCCTTAGCTATATCTCCCCCAGCTACATTAATGGCTCTCGCGCCACCGGTAATAACTTCATCCGTGCCAAATGGGGTATAATCTGCGTATTTTCTCATCCAACCAATATATTCGTCGGCCTGTTTTTTTACGTCTGCCTCAGACATGCCTTTATTTTGGATTCCGATAAAATGACTCATTGAAATTTGCTGCTGCTCCAGCATCATCCCTGCGCCGATAGCATTGCCCACACCAAAGCCAGCCAGGGCAGTGGCGGCTAGTCCTTGTATAGAAAACAGGGTATTCTTTATCCCGCCCAAAACCTTTGTTGCCCTATCGGTTATGGCAATCACAGGCCTAGCTACCATATTTCCTAACAGCCTAATGCGCGTAGTTAATCTGTTAGTTTCTCTATGAGCCCTTGAAAAAGTTGCAGTGAATTGATCTCTCAGGCGGATCGCGGCATCCAATATCATAGCTTCACCTCCCCGCGAGAAAAATAATAACGCATCTTAGATGCGCTACTGTTCGATATCGTGTGATTTTGTTAAATCTTTCGCTGCCTTATCGACGCTAAGTAGTTTTTTGGTACCGCATACTGGGCAAAATTTCTTACTCGAAAAAAATATGTAGTAAATTGGGTACCATACAATACTAGCTAACCATGCTAATAAAAAAATATTGCCCATGACCATTTCTTTACTGGCTCAACTGTTCTCTGACATAACGGACAGTATTTCATATAATCGCCCTCCTTTTTTCCTATATTATACTACTTAAGCAGGAGAGGGCATATACCTTTATTCTTATTATCTTCCAATTCTTTTATCATAGAGGCATAAAGAAAAATCTTCTCACCTTCAGAAGCATTATATATTTCGGACGGCATACGGCCTTTCTGCACGTAATAATGAATCATAGCCGCTAAGCCGTCCTCTTCAATTAGTTTTTTGTGTCTTCAATGTCCACATTGCCTTTATCGAATCCGGACAACTTCATGATGGCGTTATAGACCATCAATATTTCTCCGCCCAGCAGGATGATGGATACAATATCCACCGGCCTCGTGGTGCCGTACTTCTCGCGCAACTCCTTGGTCTTAAACGTCGGGTCGGTAGTCAATTCATAGATAGCCCATTTCATTTCTTCGGTATCATTTCCATTGGCATTTTCGCTGATATTTTTCATTTCATCAAGTGTTGCAGCCCGGTAAGAAATAAAAAAAGGCTGTCCTAGTTGCTTAGACAGTCTTTTAATTTCAATCTTCCCGGTAGGAATATTTTTTACTTTCGTAACATCTGCGGCCAGCAACATATCCAAGGTCTGTCCCATCTTAACAATCCTCCATTGATTAATTATCCAGTAAATGAAAAATATCGTCATAGATGTGTCGGTCATTTTTTTATCTCGGTTCTACGGTATCAAGATCATCCCAGTCCGTAAACGTAAACGGGCACTCCACAGCACCCTTTTGTTTCGCTTCCCAGCCGGCCAATGTCAAATCGTCAAAAGCAACGTCCTTAATCAACACTCTCTCGGATCCAAAGGCAGCAGGATCTTTTAATGCCGATAAAAGCTGAAATCTAGGGTTAATACCCCTCTTGATGTCGGCAGAAATCTTAATCATCATGCGACTGTTAACCTTATGGAGCTTTACAGAACCGGTACCTTTATAGCCCATCATTTTGGTGTCTGTGCCAAGTTTTCCGCATACGTCAATCTCTTCTTTCGTGATTTCTACCTTAGCGTCAAGACCGTAGCACTCGGAAACTTTGTCCCCGTCAAGCCATAGTTCGCCGTGGGTGCCGTTCATAATTCTTTCAGCTTGCAATACCAATTGTTACACCACCTTATAGATTGATTTCCAAGGATACATCTTCAATAGCATCAAGCGGCCTCAACGTCGATACCAAAAACACCTTGTCCCTGGTGTTGGCCTCTTTTATTTCCTGGTCAGTCATATTATCGACGTCCTCGCCAATACTCCTGAGATATGTCTTTTGTGCAGGCAGATTTATTTCACATTTATTCTTGCCAGGGTCCAACACTCGCTCCTGCTCCAGGACTTCATAGTAGGCGTTAATAGCTGCAATCAGGAGCAGCTTGTTTTCATAGCTGTTTTGATACGCCCCGATATAAACGTCCTCGATGGTACCTTTAACGTCTACATAAACCATGTCCAAGATACGAACCAACTTGATTTTCTTCCAGTCTGCGCCTTTCGTGTCGGTTGTGGTTGTCAAACTGGTAACACCACGAGCAATTTTAACCTTTTCACCATCGTGATATAGGATTAACTTGCCAGCATCAACCTTAGTGTCGGCTTGGGTCTTGGTAATATGCGGAACGTCTGTAACCTCAGTAAGCACCCTATATGTCGGTGCTACGGTAAGCGGCAACCCTGCAATAATACCTGCTATTCTGGCAGTATATTCACTTGCAGTATAGGTATCCTCGCCAACTGTCACATCACCGGCCGCCGGCGTAGATGACGCATCCTCAACTACGAAGTTAATAACGGCTTCATGGTCAGCGGCATTGCCGGGAAGAACAAACATAATCTTGCGTTCTTTTGTGTCCCTCATGCCTTTTGCCCAAGTAGCGATAGCACCAACGTCAAGAGCATCAATTCCGGGAATGCATCCTATGTTCCATTTGATAGTTTCTAAATAGTTTAGCGCATCGTTATAATTTTCTGCATCGGAAGCCAGAATAATAACCTTTACTTCTTTAGGTGTACCCGCAAAGGCGTCCTCCAGATACTTTATATTTGTGGCACTCAAAGTATCCGGTATGTCGGCTATATCGGTTAGCGTGAGTGCCGTTAAAGCATCTACAGAGGCATCTTTTAGCACTACGGCTAATGTCCCGACTGTACCGCGACTAATAGCGGCAATTGCCTTACTCTGAAATATAATTGTAACGCTCGGTAAGCCCAAGTTCATCACTCCCTAAAGTTCTGTATATGCTGGATATCTTGCATTAAATCATAAGTTTCTTCTTCGCGCGTCCATTCAGCTTCCAGTCGAACGGTAATATAAACCTCGTTGTCTCTCGGGCCACCTTCACAGCTGATTACATGGTAAATAACCCCGTCACCAATACTCATAGCGTCCATTAGCGCAGCCTTAAGCGTGTCGGCAACGGAAAACTGGTCAATCGGATCCGGGGCGGTGCCGGAGCTTTCATCCTGAGCAAAATAAACAATCTGCCAAGTGGTCTTAGACAGGTACATTTTCTTACACAGGTGTTCTTCTGTAGCCGTCACGAACTGCACAAAAAAACTGGGCCGCTTGAACCCAGCAGGTACGGTGTTTATATATGTCCTGGTTATAGCTGGGAATTCAGTTTTTAATAAGCCACGAATTGCATTGAGGCTACTACCTAACATTCATCCCCAACTCCCTTCCTACGCGGTGAACAAATTCTTTTAGTAGATCAGGTAATTCTTCTTCTGTTTGTTCTAGGGCTTTTCTGAGGTAGTGTTTACCGGGAACGAAACCGTTTCCATCAGGGCCAACGTGACCTTCTTCTACCATCTTGGCGTAAAATTTATTAGTGTACACAATAACGGTGTCTTTGCCTCGCATTTTTACTCGGTATGATTTTCTGAGTTCACCGCTAATCCTTGGGGTTAATCTTCTAACGTTTTTCCTGAGGAGATTACCGGCTTTTCGGACTGTTTTGCGGTACTCCCTGGGCGCAACGTCACGAATAACCCGGAGTAGTTCCCTTTCCCACATATTCAGATCCATTAACTGAACACCTCAACGCACATTAAGTGCATTTCTTTATGCTGTTCCTTTACGTCAATCACTGACTGAATATTAAATATCCTGGTACCGTAAATTACCCTCATTGCGTTAGTTATCCCAGGATAATACCATATTTTTATTCTTACGCTAAGTTCTGAGTTAGTATTTTGCAGTAATACAAACTCCCTGCCACTGATTGGTTCAACTGAGGCAAAAATGGTTGCAAAGTTCTGCCATTCGATACTTGGAGTGTTATTTTCTCCTTCGGCCTCGACTGATTTCTGAATTGTTATTACGTGCGGTAGTCTTTTAAGCATCTGGCATACTCACCGCCTTCAACTGGCACATTATAATATCAAAAGCGGGGCTGAATTTTACTTCCCCGCTGCCCAAATTCCATAAGTCATTTACGCCTACTGTCAGGCAGGCTATACCTAAATCGGTTTCAACCTGCTCAACAGTGACACCGGCGTTAACCATATATCCCTTTACCGCTATCACCTTTACTGAGATAGTCGGATTCATATATTCACCAGACAAGCCCAGTCCTGCTTTAACCTTTTCAAGCATTTCAGTATCTGTCATTTAGACCACCAAATAGACATCAACCACTGTACCATCAAGAGCACTGTGTAAGTCAATAGTATTGCTTTCCAGGGCAGTTGTGCTGGTTGTTACTGTGGGTTCTGTGGACTCTCTAACGTTATTCAAAAAAGTCATTCCTGGAATAACGGTATTGCGTTCCAACTGGTACGGCAGACCCAGTTTATCGTTCCATCCTACACTCACAATGTCGTAGGGTACGCCTGCTGTCGTGTTGGCCGATGATGCAGCAGTGGTTACGCCAACGCTGGTGTCATCAGCAATAGCAATGTTCAAAGTTGCATCATTAGCTAAAGGTGTTTTAGCTGTTAGGATAACTTTGTCGGTAGCTCCGGATACAGTAAATTTTGCTGCTACTGCAGCGTCAGCGGCCAGGGCGGTACGAATTTTACCTGCTATAGCTGAGGCATCGTCACCTACTACTCCAGCTGTGGTATTTACGGACGTAGGCGCTGCCGTCAGTCCAGTACAGGTGCCGTTGTCAATAGATACGTTCATAGTAGCATCGTTTGCGGTAGCCGCTTTTCTGGTCAGCGTAATTGCAGCGTCGGATCCGCCAATAGTGAAAAATGCGGCTATACCTGCATCAAGGCCCATGGCGGTCTTTATTTTACCGGCCACCTGTGCGGCAGTGTCGTTATTGGCCACTGCAACAGCCAGAGTGACAGGACTTCCGGTCATCCCCGCAGCAGTGACTACAACGGCGGCGTCGCCAGCTCCAGCAGCTCCTATAGTACCTACAACTGTAGCAGTTTCAACCTGACAAGTCCCCACAACCGGAACGGATATGGTTTTTGGGCTACCAGTCATTCCAGCTGCAGTGACTACAACGGCGGCGTTACCTGCTACCGTAATCGTGCCTGCTGCTGTGGCCGTTTCCACCTGAGCCACCGGCGTATGCACCTGCACTGGCAAGGCAACACTGGTTACGGTTTTAAACGCTTTAGTACCATGCACGGTTGTAGATCCGTTCAGGGCAAACGTCTCTGTTATGACCTCCTTGGCGTAGTTGGTACCCGTTACCACCACATTGCCGGTTATTCCAGACACATTGCCCACCACCGATAACGCGCGTGGCGCTGCCGGGCTAGTTATGCCGGTTGTTATTGTCTGTACTGCTGCGCCAAGGTTGGTCGCGGCCATAACGCCTGCTGCGCTTGCCGCCACTGCTTTAGCTGCAGGTACGTTAAAAATAACCGGGTAACATCTTTCACAAGTTTTATTTCTAGCGTCTGTTCTTACATAATTAGCAGTCCCGGGATTAAATTTACTCATATTTTACCTCCGTTTCTGAGACTGCTTTTAATTATGCAGTCTCGTCATATGACCAGTAGGTGAATGTTGTCTTAGCAAACAACGGCTTGCCACCGGAATATACCTTGCCACGCCAAACCGTCTTATCTTCGCTGAATTTTTCAGAGGCGTTGGATTCAATTACAAAAGCCTCGGATTCATTGACAATATAGGTACCGAGGTCACCGTACAGCACGCTGTCAGTGTCAGGCATCTGACTCGTGAAAATAACAGGCTGTCCGGCAATTAAATAGTTGGACTGCCCAGGGCCACCGGCGACGGGAATAGTAGTTGTTAGCGGCTTACCTGCAGCATCAGTCATAGCAAAGAATTTTCTGAAAAACGTGCTACGTTTCATAACCCAGGTAGCATTGTCGCCATAAGGGCTTTCAACCTCGGCGCAAATGTCGGCAATTTGCTGCCAGTCCATGATCGAATAAGTGTTGGCAGCAGACGGAGCCACCTTGATGGCTGCAATAATGCCCAGGAATGTAGATGTAGACAGCGATCCGCTCAACACATAGTTTTCAAGCAGTAAACCGATATATTTACCGATTTCCATAGCCAGGTATTGCTCAAAGGCCGGGATGCTGTTTCTAAGCAGTAGGTTTTTAACAGTAATAGTGGCAACTACTGCCTGTTGACTTATTTTAACCTCAGTGAAAGAGAAGTTTAGTTCCGCAGTCCCATCAGCATTTATGGTAGGCGCTTCGGTTGTACCAATCGGCAGCGATACATCACCGGTAAAACCAAACTTAGTAATACCAGAATACAATCTACCATATTGCGTAATAATGGCATACACGCGGTCAAGTGTGGTCTGCGGTACAAGGTAATCAGCACCACTGGCAACGCTGTCCCCATTCATATCGGTAATAGCCCGCTTACCAAAGGCCATAATCTCAGCGTCAGCTTCAGAGACTTTGTTATTCAAAAATGAACGATAAAAGGCATCCCTGTATTTTGCGCTAGAACGATAGTTTTCCTCTGTAATATCGCTGTGTTTACCACCGTTAAACGGCAGTCTGCCGCGCTGCTCATCAGGAGCACCTTTTAATTTTTCGTTAATCTCATCCATGTGATCGGACAGTGACCTGAGGTTCTCGGCTGTTTCGTTCAGCTCATCGGTAGACATACCTCTGTGGTTCTTAACCTGCTCTTTTAAAGCAAGCCGTTTTTCTTCAATCATTGTTTTTTCCCGCTTAAGTTCTGCGGCCTCTTTTGCGCTAATTTTAAACAAATCTTTTACCTCCAACTGTTAAATTTTTTATAACTGGCTAATCAGGCTAATTAAAGCCATCTTCTTAGCCTCGATTTCGGCTGCATCATCGGGAGCCGGGTCAGGTGCTGGATCTTCTTCGGCAATCATAACCGTATCCTCATAAGCTGGCCAAACCAGCACAGACACCTCATAGACCTCGTTAATTTTCAATATTATGTCTGTTTTAGTCTCCCAGTTGGTTGCAATAGTTGCCTTATTATCAAACCAAAACGACATCCCATCTACAATCTCACGGTTTACCCGATCAAATACAAAGTCATCAATCCAAGTATTTCCCAGTGTTACCTCTACAAACAGCCCGATATCATCAACCTCAGCACGCATCCCCTTACCGACCTTACCTAGTACCCAATTTGCGTCATGGTTATACAGCATAACTAGTTTAGAAAGGTCAACGCCTTCCAGAGCGTTTTTATCAACCTTCTCAATCCACACACTTCCGCGCCAGGGTCTGCCTGGTGTATCGAAAAGAATAGCATAACCTCTTAGCCGCCTAACATTCTGGCCGTCAACTTCCTCGGTGATCGCCCTAAACCTTGACTTGCTATCCTCAAACTGCATCCGCTTCTTACTAAGTAACGTCAGCGGGGACTTCTTTTCCTTTTCCACCCGTATCACCTCCCTCAACAATATAGTTTCCGGCACCTAGCACCTGGAAGTTTTTATTCTCAAGAAACTTATCCAGCTCAGGCGGTCCCTTAGGCAAGCCCAAACGCTTCCTGATTTCATTACGATTCATAATGGTACCGTACACCATTTCCTTGTAAAACGCTGTCTTTGCTGACAGGGTGCTTATTTCAAGGTCAACCAGTTCAGCCAGAACCTTATTGCTGTGGTAGATTTCCGTATCGCTAAATAGCTTGTACGTTAACTCTTCCTCTATTTGCCAAACCGGAGGTTTAATTGTGTTATCTATAAACTGCTCATACTGCAGTTCAGTGGCGTTGTGAGTGATAATATCCTTACTCACACCAAAGTAAGTATACAGATAGCCGATAATAGCTTCCATCAGGTCCTTGTTAAGCGGGCTTAGTTTCAAGTCTAATTTATGAACTTCGTATTCAGCACCAATCATCCCGAAGCCAGTTGTGTTCTCAGCAGTCAAGAATAGGTCCTTAAATTCATCCAGCTTTTTCTTCATGTCAGAGCCTTTTAACTGCGTCTTAACCTGCAGTAATGCGGCTATCCTCTGACTGTTTTTACTATCGCTCACAGCCTGGGTCTGCATCGTGTTTACTATCTCTTCGTAGTTACCTATGGCCTGCCTAGCCGCCCCGCCTTTTTGTGTCGGAAACCGTTGTAGGTGGATGATGTCATCATAGTAAAACGCGTATGAGCCAGAGGACGGGAAAATTATTATCAATCTACCGTTTTCGTCCTGGGTAAAATCAAACTGTGTAAATGGCAAGGGATACAATGCCCTTAGGTTACCGTTTGCGTCCCAGTCAGGCATGATAAAACTATTGTTTGTTAACAGCAGCGTAGTAATAACCTGAGTCCAGAACACTGTTGGGCAGTGATAAGGGTTTGTTCTTACTTGTAGGACATAGTTAAGCCTGTCGTTTATTAATTCGCTATTCCCCTCCGTGTCTGCGCGCGCATGATAAAACGGTATACTGCCAACCTTCTCAGCCACAAAATTTATGGCCGTTCTGACCTCCGGTATGTCATACAAACGCCGGTTTATCTGCATCAACGAATAGCCCTGATTTAGCAGGTTAATAATTTTAGATGCGGTTAGTTCGTTGTCTTTCTTAAAATAGCTAGCTATATGACCGAAAAATCCCAAGTTATCACCTGCCTTTCTGTGTTGGCAGTATTAAAATTTACTCTTACCAGGCATTTTCATAGCTGTACCGCAAAGATGTTCTATTGTGCTTGCAATTAAGCAAACTTCTTCAGTAGATACTCCATTTCTAGCCTCTAACATTTTCCTGTTGCTTTCCTGCACTGCCTGGAGTGTTCTAATTTGCTCTTCAATTACGGCTTTATAATCCATACTGTTCACATTCCTTTCTGTTATTAAGTTTTATCTATACGGTATTTCGCTTATCGGTATCGTTGATCTTGCATTTTTTAAACAAACCTGAAAAGCACTATTACGGTTTAATCTGTTTGCGTACCACTGACCACATAATAAAATAATGGCATTTGCTGGATTTAGACCATTTATCATTTCGCTTGACGGGTATGTGGGTTTTTTTATATTCAATCTGACTACTAATAATTTTCCAGCACACTGTGGCCTGCAGTTTTGTCCGGGCCACAACCCAAACCTCAGTATCTGGGAATTCTTTTAAAAATGACTGCAGTTTTTCAACTTCACGCTGCACTCACACACCCCCTATGGCTGATACTCTTTGAACATGTCCTCGCATTTTTTGTATGCTACATACGAGGTTAAAAATCCAACGTACCCGTCAATCCTGCCCTTGCTCTTAGCTTTGTTAGGCTGTATGTTTCCGTTTATGTCAACTGTCGCCGCCGTGTTGGTTGTGCACCATCTAAACAGGCCATTGTGCCGGGAAAACTGCACTACCTCGTCATCCAGCAGGGACCTAGTTTCCTTCATTGGCTTACTCAGCGACTTAGCACCCATTGCCACTTCAAACAAAACGCCCTTTTCGTTCTTGTCCTCTATTGAAAAACCTGCCATTTCCATGTCCTCAGAAAAATCCTTAAAATGCCAACGGTCAGAGCCTATCTTCCAGAACGTCACTTGATATTTTTCTGCTAGGTCAACGAACCACTGTACAACGTCCTTACGACTTACCATGCTACCCTTGCATATGTGCAGGAGTTCGCGGTTTAACGGGTCCTCAGCGTTAGTGTTGCAAAAACTTTCATATGCCATTTTGTCATTTTTACTGTTTTGTTCAATTCGAGATTCAGCAATAAAATATTTTTGAAATAAATACAGTTTACCGTTTAGCGGTATCAGTGCCGTTGTATTACACAAGTCTGTAGTCTCGGATAAATCAACCCCGCCGACTGCGTACTTATCGGTGATCATCTCAATATCCATATCAATAGCGCACTTATCAACCATAGCCAAGTCAAAATAAACCACGGCCAAACTGCTGGCCCGGTTCAAATGCTTTGCCTGGAAACTGGGCATTTGTGCAGGGTCTTTTAAGGCCTTCTGATATTCACCGTCCAGGTAACTTAGCGTTGGCCTCGCCTCGGCCATGCCTGGATTGGCTTTTATCCAGCAACTGCTATCCTCTATCTTGTCGCCGTCGTCAATCCTAAAAATCATCGGGAAAATTCGTTCCTTAGATTTCCCGGCCAAAACCTGTTGACAGCGCTCTAGGATGCTGTCAAAAATACCTTCCCGCACGAAACCGAACGTCGAAATAATAACCCCTAACGGTTGCGTCCTTGCCCCACAGGCCGACGAAAACACGTCGTAGGTGTTACGGTTCTTGATCGCGTGGCATTCGTCAATTATGTACCCGTGAGGATTTAGCCCGTCCTGAGATTCATTATTCTTCGAGCCAGCCTTCATAAAACTATTGCCAGCAGGAAATAATAGCATTTCAGCGTTATCTTTATCCCGCTTTGTCCGGCAGTATTTACTCAGTATCTCAGAGCTGATTGCAAACGATTTAGCCGCCTCATACACGATAGCGGCCTGGGTCTTGATTGTTGCCAAGCACCAGACCTGTGCAGCCGGCTCCCTATCGGCCATAAATAAAAACAAGGCTATGGCGGAAATGAAAGTTGACTTACCCCACTTACGAGCAACAAAAAGAACTAGCTCACGGAAATAGCGTACCTCCATGCCTAGTTCTTCATCGAACATTTTAAAACCAAAAACACAAGCGACTATGTAACGCTGTTCTTGGTTTAGTTCAAACGGCTGCCCTGCCCAACGTCCTTCTTTGTGCTTAAGGAGCTTGCAAAAATCTATAAAG